CTCGTGACTCTTAGCCGTTCCGGCCCAGTTGGCGTCATCCAGCTTGGGCACGCCCGTAATCTTGTTCTTCTTGGCACCGTCCGTCTTTTTGAGTTCCTTCTCCGTCTTGGAAACTGCAATGGCGGTAAGTTCGTCGCCGACACCAGACGCAAGGACATCCTTGATAAACTTCGGCTTGAATTCGTACTCGGTTGTGATTTTCGAGGTACACTCCGTCTTGGTCTGACTCGAAAACGTCGGGTTGACGATCGTACAACGCATCATCACAAAGAGAGACGCCTTGATTTGCGCCGGCCGAATCCCCGTCGCCAACTTGGGCACGAGTTGATTCACGAATCGATCGACGTGTGTTCCACCTTGTGTCGTACAGATGCCGTTGACGAACGAAATTTGCTGGAACGTTCCGGTCGTCGAGTGTCCGACGACAATGTCGGTCCCCAGCGTCGCCAGAGGGACGTCACCGAGGTGCATCTTGGCGTAATCCTCGAGACTCTTCACCTCGAGACGATCGCCGTTCAGGTACACGTGACACTTGGGGCAACACGCCGCCGCATCCCAGACGCGTTTCGTCACCACCTTGACCATGTCTGGAAGTTGTGCCGATCCACCCTCAAAGCGCGACCAATCGGGTTGGAACTCGACGTCGACGTACCCACCCTTGGCGGCGAGCTGTGTGATGACTGGCGGCTCACACACCGTCATATTCTTCGTCCACTTTTGCACGTACTTTTGATTCTTGTGAAGAATCCGAACCGTAAACTTGGACGAGTACACGTTCGTCAACTTGGCACCGTAGCCGTTTCGACCACCAGTCGTACGTTCCTGTGTGTCGTCGTAGTTGCTCGAGGTCAGAAGGTGACCGAAGATGAGTTCCGGAAGTCTCACGCCCGTTTCAGAGTGAACCCCGTTCGGGATGCCGTCGCCGTTGTTCCGAACGGAAAACACGTCACCCTGAATCGTCACGTCGATCCGAGTCGTCTTTTTCGGATTGAGCGAGTGTTGATCGATCGCGTTGACGAGCACCTCATCAAAGATTTTCACCAGTCCAGGAGATACAGAGACGCTGGACCGCTGAAAATCGACCCATGTTTCGACGGTTTCACGGGCGAGAGAACCCACGTAAGAATCCGGTCGAGTGAGGATGTGTTCGACATGTGTTAACTTTCGGTACATGAATTATTTGGGGATGTTTTTTTTAACCTACAAGTAAAGCGCGCGAGCACCTGCGCGATTCACCGGTGGCCGACCCGTCTTGGCATAAATGCGCGTGAATCTGTTCCAGTTGGCGTTTTGTCTCGTCGTAAAATATTTCCAATAGGCGTGAGCTGCAGCCTGTGTCAAAAGTCCAATCTTTCGACGGGTTCCGATATTCGGACGACCGTGACGAGCGTAGTACTGTTCGCGCTCGAACGCATTTCGTTTCGCGCGGAAGAGCGAATTCGGCAGACGCTTACGACGTCCCGATTCGTTCCGGAGATGTTGCTTGATTGCTCTCCGACGACGAATGAGACGTTTCAGGACTGCGACTCTCGCCAGCCTCTGGGAGGCCAGGTTACTCGTCTGACGACTGGCTGACGCGAATCGTGCGAGGGTCCTCGGATCCATACGCGCCGTCAATAAACCAAGCATCGTATGCTTGTTGTGGTTACTCATAATCAGAGCACAGAAAAAATCTCCACATGTATAAATGCCAAACACTCGTGGTGTTAAACGCAAGGCGAGCGCGCTAATGGCCCCTCGTGCGAAACGAGGTCGTAGTACTTCACCCCATGTGTACGGTCTGAATATAAATAAAAATGCAAACCTCTATCTCGTAGCGAGACGTACGATTTACCCAAACCGCAGTGTGTTGCGCGCTCGTGTATACGCACCTCTCGCTCGGTATTACCCAACTCAATCCATAGCAAACATTTACGCAGCTGTCAATCGTGCGATGGCTCGTGCGGGTATCTAAAAATTTTGAACACCTGAAAGACAAATGACGCAGAACATCAAGCTCCTGATTGAGAAGCTCAACGAGCTCAAGGCGCGTACCAAGGAGACCAACGAGGAGCTCAAGCTCGCCCTCGAGGACACTCAGGTGTACAAGGATATCCTTCAGGCGTCCATGGAGGACAAGCGGTACAACGTGACGGAGAAGATTGCTCGTGTCCATGCACACAAGGTGGCTCTGAAGCACTTTACTCCACCTAAGGAGGATGAGTGAATCCTTTGCATGGACTGCAACGAGGAGATCAAGGCACTCATCGCCGAACGTATGGAAAAGGGAAAAAAGGCGTACGGTCACGGACTTTTACCGAACGCCGGCTACGATTGGGTCCAAGAGGCGCTCGAAGAGGCGTTGGATCTTGCGATTTACGTGTCGGCGAAGTTGATTGAAATAAAAAAAATCCGCGACTACAAGTAAATGATGCTCACCATCCGTGCCTGTGCCACCCCCGAACAGCCCAAGAAGGCGTTTGCGCTCCCCAAGCGCGTCGCCCGCGCCCGTCGCGTCATGGAGTCGAAGCGCATGGATACGTTCCGTGAGGTTCACGAGTCCCTGAAGAAGACGGCGAAGAGCGAGCAGGCGTTCCTCCGCGATTTTTTCGACAAGACCCGTAGTATGTGGCGTGACGACGAGGAGGATGTCGACGAGACGGAGGATGTCGGACCGACCGACACGGAGTAAAATTGTTAGCTTAGATCATGGCGACTGTTCAGCAGCGAATGCAAAATTTCCGAGCCGGTCAGGCGGCGTACAATCAATTTGTGAGAGATGTCGCCAGGCTCCCGTCCCTCATGAAGGAGTCTGAGAATCTACGCCAGGAAGCCGAAAAGAATTTAGGAGAGTCTTTAGCGCTCGTTCGAAGAATTCAAAATGGAGGTCCACACACGGCGTATCATCAGCGTAAATTTAACAGCATGCAAGCTAAGATCAATCGTAATTATGCGCGTTACCAAACATCCGCTGCTGAAATCATGAATGCGAAGCGACGTATTTTGGGAATGGTCGGTCTACGCTACCGTCAGAACATGGGTCCTCTCGGGGCCAATGCACCTACTTTACGCGCTTGGAATCCGACGAGGATGCTTGCTGCTATACGCCTCCCGGCCAAGAATAAAATTTACAAGGCGGCACTGCGTCACGCCGCTCGGCCACGAACCCAGGTTCCTAAAATGGTCAAGAACAACAAGGGACGGTTCGTTAAATAAATGTCGCTTTAAATCATGACGACTGTTCAACAACGAATGCAGAATTTCCGAGCCGGTCAGGCGGCGTACAATCAATTTGCAAGAAACGTCGCCAGACTCCCGGCCCTCATAAAGGAGTATCAGCATCTGTTACGGGAAGCCGAAAAGAACTTGGGAGAGGCTACGGTACACGAATGGAGAGTTCAAACTCCTGGTCCACATACGGCGTATCATCAGCGTAAACTGAACAGTGCGATGAACAAGGTCCATCGCAACTTTGAGCGAAGACGGGTACTCAATGCCGAAATCATAAACGCGAAACGACGTATTTTGACGATGGTCGGTCGGCGCCACCTCCAACAATTCGGTCCCGGAGGAGCAATCACCCAGAATGGGACGTTGCGCGCTTGGAATCCGTTGAGAATGATCGCCGCTATACGGCAACCGGCCAAGAATAAAATTTACAAGGCGGCTCTGCGTCACGCCGCTCGGCCACGAACCCAGGTTCCTAAGATGGTCAAGAACAACAAGGGACGGTTCGTTAAATAAATGTCACTCTAAAATATGAAGCCAGTCATTGAGATTCGGCGCGCCGCCCCACCACACAAATGGAGTGCGGTTTTTCCCAACGGGAAAAAGGTGAACTTTGGCCTTCGTGGATACTCGGATTACACTATTCACAAAGACCATGCGCGTATGCTACGTTACCTGACACGTCACGTCAAACGCGAAAATTGGAGTCCGTCGGGACGATTCAAGGCGGGGTTCTGGTCCCGGTGGTTTCTGTGGTCCAAACCCAGTCTGTTGGGGGCGGCCCGTGAGACTGAGCGTGTTCTCGGAGGAAAATATCGCATCGTAATCCATGGGAAATGAATTTCTTCAATACGTCCCCCTGATCGGCGTCGCACTCAGTTTCTACAGCGCCATCTTTGCCACGTTCGTCCTTTATCCATGGCACCTCGAAATCTCCAGGGAACTCCTCGACATGCAGGACATGTGTAATTTTTCCTCGACGTAATGTAATGACAGCGTTGCATGTCGCGGCTCTGAAGGGTGACTTGGACACCGTACGACGACTCGTCAATGCAGGTATGAACAAGAATGCGAAAAATCACGAAGGAATGACTCCGATGATGTACGCCGCTCACAAAGGACACACAAACGTCATTCGGTACCTGATTCGTAAAGGCGCGAATGCCCGTATTCGAGCAACTCCGAACAATCCCACGACTGCGATTCATTTCGCCGCCGAGGAGGGTCACGTGAATGCGGTACGTAACTTGATAAAACATTCGAATCTTCAGCATCAGGATGGAAACGGTCGATCGGTTCTCACCATCGCAGCCGGTCTAAGCAACCCTCGAATGATGCGTATGCTGATACGAGCCGGTGCTCGTCCAAACAACGGCACACTCGAATATATATTCAATAATAGAAACAGACGTAACCTACTCGGCGCTGAATTGATCCGGTGGTCGCGTGCAAAGAGATCCGGTATGGCGACACGTCTACGAACTGCAGCGGCGTCGCGTCGAACTCACGCCATGCGTGGTCAGCTCGCTCATGCAAGAGTCAGAACGGGAACCACGAACGTGAATGGAATTCCGGTACACATCCGGAACATGATTGCAGCGTATATGCGGCGGGCTTAATTTCTACAGAACTTGTAGTAATGCCTTGTTGGCGCCCACCGAAGGAAATTCTTTACGTCGTCCTTCCATACTTCAACTACTGTGGATTCAAACGACGTCAAGAGCTTTTCGTCAAGTTTGTGAATGAGATTCGTCACGTCAAAAACGTACGCATCGTCGTGTCTGAACTCGCAGGACCAGCACCACTCCCCTGTCTTCCAGTGTGGAAGCACATCAAGAACAGGCTGGACACACCCGTGTGGATAAAAGAGAAGCTCATCAACGTGGCCATCAAACAACTTCCAGCCGATTGGGAGTACGTGGCGTGGATCGATGCCGACATTACGTTCCTGAATCCCAACTGGGCTCAGGATACCATCAGCGCTTTGCAGACGAATGATATCGTTCAGATGTTCCGAACGGCTGTGAACCTCGGACCGAACAACGAGGCGATCAAGATCGACAAAGGGTTCGGGTACATGCACGCCGAGAGCGGAACACCATACGTCAAAACGGACAAGTACGGACACTGGCACCCTGGATACGCGTGGGCCTGTACGCGCAAAGCATTTCGGACAATGGGAAGCTCGCTGCTCGATTGGGCCATTCTCGGATCGGGCGACAGACACATGGCGATGGCGTGGATAGGACGCGTTTTGGACAGTTGTCCCGGAAACATTCACATGAATTACAAAATCATGCTCATGGAGTATCAATACAAGTGTCAAAATTTCAGCGTCTCGTACGTCCCTGGAACTATTCTGCACCATTGGCACGGTCGATTCGAGGATAGAAAGTATCGTGAACGCTGGGACGTTCTCATACGACATGCATTTGATCCAATTACCGACGTCACGATGAGTCTACGACTAACACCCTCCGGGAGACGCATGGAGAAGGATCTGAAGGCGTATTTTGAAGGTCGGCGAGAAGATTTTGTTTAGGTATAGTATGCCGAACACACCTCGTAGAGAGGAAAATATAAAGGCGTGGATGCCAAAACGTCAAAATTACCAGAACCGAAACGCATACCGGGCCGAAGTGCTTCGCAAACTCGGAAAGTTTACCATGAACAACAAGAGGAATGAACTCATGGCTGCTCTCTGGGCTCTGCCAATGGGAAACCGTGTCTGGTTGTACCAGACCCGAAACACAAACCCGACTATCACCGCCGCACAAAGGCTTCTGGCTCCAGGTAAGACAAATTTGCTCATGTGGGGCAAGAAGAGAGGAGGCAAGTATCAGTACGCTCATCAAAATTTTGTGAACGCGCTATTTTCCAATTTGAACTATCCGCGCCTGGAACGCACTGCGCGTAGAATCCAGGATCCAAAGTTTATGACCCGGGCATACCTCCGTAGAATCAATACCCCATTTGCAAATAATCCATTTAACAGCAATCTTGCAAACTTCAGAGGCACCGTTCGAGGAAACGTCGGAAACGCAGCCAAAAAGCTTCTGGAGATTCGCGAAAAGGCGGCGAGACGTACGATCGCCCGGTACGTCAAGGCTGGAAAGATCGGATTCCACATCAGTCAACTCCGTAAACTGCGTGCAAGTAACAGAGCACGAGGCATAGAAGTCTCCCCACCCAATCCCAAGAAACGAGCTTCGTCAGCACCACCCGTGCTCACACGGAGACGGTAACCCTTTCCACTTTCGGTTGGAAGTCTGTCAGTCAACCTCAAGGTCAAACAACAATTGACGCTCAAAGTTTTTCACCATGTGATATGTTGATGTCAAGTGCTGCACCTTTTCGTAGTACTCTTGGGCCAGTACCGGGTTGAAAACAAGTGCTCGGCGGGTCTGTTTCGTCATGTATTCCACAGCGTTGATGATTTCTGTTTTGTTCATAGTGTCTTCGTCGTCCGTTTCATCCATTGAGCTAAAAAATACACTTTTTTTTTATTAGACATTAATATGTGGAGTCCGAGGATTGTCAGACCACTTGAGATTGGCGTCGGTCTCAAGTTGGTTCCGGCGTCTGATAGAGGAAAATGGCTTCGTCGAGCACTCGATGGTGCAGGGCCCACCTACATCAAGGCGGGTCAGTTCATCTCGAATCGACCCGACATTTTCGGAAAGGAACTGTCACGCGAACTTGCTCCTCTTCGGGACAACGTGACGCCGTTTGATTTTGAACAGGTTCGTGAACAGGTTCCCAAAGAAGTGAGTGACGTCAATCCAATTCCATTTGCAAGCGCGAGCATAGCACAGGTTCACAGAGCAAAACTCAAAAATAAGAACGTTGTCCTCAAAATAAAGAGACCCGGTATTGAGGCTCAGATTAAAGAAGACCTGGATCTGATTCGCGGTGGAACGAGTCTCCTGAACCTGATTCCCAATTTCGGGATGGAGGCTGTCGCGCCTTGGCTCGACGAATTTGAACGCGGTTTAATTGCCGAATTGGACTTTCGGAAAGAGGTGAAGAACATTTCATACTTCAGGGACATGTACCGGGACCGCGACGACATTATTATTCCACGTCCGTATTCCCGTCTGTCGTCAAACAACATCATCGTCATGGATTGGACACCGTCCAGACCAATCACGGCGCCATTCAAGGCGGAGCGACTCATCAACATGTTCCTCGAACAGCTGTTGTATGAAGGTGTTATCCACGGCGATTTGCACACGGGAAACTTGGGGATCAGGGGAGAAAAATCTTTTTCTCCTATCGTCCTCTACGATTTCGGAAACATCATCAGGGTCACCGACAAGTACAAGACGGCGATTCGTGATTTCGTCTACGGCGTCCAGACGAAGAATCTGGATACAGTCATGGACAACATGACCAAGATGGGCATGATTGTTCGTGACCGTGAGGTGACTCGCATTTTTGTCAAACAATATTTCGATTACCTAGATACACTCGATCTCAGATCGTTCACAATCAACTCACCTGAAATTCGCGCCAAGGCGTCCAAAGTCCCCGTTGAACTCGATCCGACGACGCTCGTCATACTCCGAACCTACTCTTTGCTCGAAGGACTCGCCAAGGAGCTCGACCCTCAATTTTCATATGCGAGCATAATCACAAAAAACATCGAGACGTTGTTCCTGGACATTGATTTTTTGATATATAAAATCACAAAGGATGCTGAAACCATTTCCAGATAAAACAGCCAGCTGTTTTTTGTTTCCCGTTACAACACATACTTATACCAGATGTTCGTGCGAGTCCAACATCATTAGCGGCGCTTACAAGAGAAACGTGTGTTTTAATAAACACTCCGTCTAAAGTGAACTGATCAACCTTTTTAGACGCATTGGCTTCTTCGCCAAACTTTCCATAATTTACACTTTTTTCACCTCTATGAGAGTCGCCTATCTTACGTTTTGCTTCCTCTGTATGTTTCTTTCCAAAATTCGGACTCAATGTACCCTTGTTTCCAAAGTTCCAGTGATTTTCATCTGATCTTTTTTTACGGAACTCTTCAGTTCTTTTCTTACCTGTATTTGCTTTGGCTCGAGCTTCTATCGATTCCTTACTTTGTTTTTGTCCTTTATGTGAGATACTCAACTTTAAACGAGTCTCATCTGACGCCTTTTTACCAAAATTCCAGTGCTTTTCACCTTTTGAGGATTCTCCAATCCTTTTCCGAACATCCGGATGGACTTCATGGTTATCTCCACCTGGTTTCAAATTATATCCATTTGGGCTTAATGTGTTTCGGGTTTGTATTTCTACTATTTCTCTTTCATTTAGTTCATCATTTGGTAACTCGCATATAACTTCAAAGATAAATTTGTCCATACCATAAAATTTGAAAGCATTTGCTAATATACCATGAGGAGCTCGTCGTTCCTGACTCCACCGTAATTCGACTTTTTTCTGTCTGGTCTGACCTACATAGCATTTACCGTTAACAGTATTTTGAATAAGGTAGATCCATCCCATTGGATTATATTACATTTTAAAGTTTATGTATCGGATTGAGAAAGACTCCCGTCCTGGATCCACTGGTCCACGGAGTTGACGTACAACAATAACTCCCAGATGGAACTTATCTGGGGACACCACAGGCGATCCTCCTTCGGACCCTCGTTGAAATACACGCAGTGCCAGTTCGGCAACCACCGAGCCGTGCCCAGGTTTTTCAACGAGTCATCCACGTAGATGTGCGTCATGTGTGTCGGAAAACTAGTATACCGGATAGCTTCCGGTTTCAAGAATGACTTGCTGACGTCATGTCCCACACAATCGATAAACACGTTGTCGCTGATCGCCCGACCGATGGGTACCGCCCACTCGACAGGGCTGTTTGTGAACAGCGTCACCTTCCAATCCTTCTCGGTCAACTCATGCAGCTCCTTTGCCTCCTGTTGAAACTCGGTGCCGTAGATGACCTCAGCCAGGTGGTCCATCAGGGGTCGGTCGTACACCTTTTCATTAAAGTCGCTCGTGTCCACTTGGAAAGCCGTCGCGAGTCCTCGAGCCGTGTGGCCGTGACCGAGGTACAACACGCGATTCGTCTCCCGGGGATCCTTACACTCTGGCATCTTGGCAGCGACATATCGGACGCAGTTGTCCTTGACATGCTCGAGGAGCAACTTGTCCCGAATGAGCACACCGTCGATATCGAGCAACAAGGACTTGTACATGTTTATTTCTTTGCGTCGTCAGGTTTTAGTTTCTTCTTTCTAGGAGCAACCATTTCAGCGGATGTTACTTGAAGCGCGTCTCGTATCGCTTTCTTCTTGCTACTGGGAGCAATCATTTCAGCGATACTGATAGTCCTTCGACGTTCCGGTGGAGGCCAATCCTTCGCCTTGGGAAAAAACTTTGCCGCTCTCTCTGAGAAGTCCTCCATACTCTATTAATACTCCAACGTTTTAAGGGTCGAACTCGCCAGCATCCAGTTTTGGTGTCGTCTGTTTTTCATCTTGAACAAGTAATTACGTAAAAAGTCTCTCACTGCCATATAATAGTACGAAAGAGGTTCAATAGTCCCTTTCCAGTTCGAATCAGCTAAGTGAACCCCTGAAACAGACTCGACCCAATCCTCAAATTCGGTGTACTTTTCCCATCCAGACAATTCAAGAAACGGAAACAGCCGTTCGTGCATCATGAGAAGCGTCAGAAGTGTCAGATCATGAATGTTCATCGCTTCAACCTTACCCTGGCGCTTTACACAAATCGTATCCGGATAATCATGTTTGTTCTGTAGGACGATACATTTGTTCTCATCAAGTGAAAACACCTGGTGTAACATAGCCTTAATCCATGACTCTTTTCGACCCCCAAGATTTGGACCTGACACATGAGACAGATCGATCATATCAAAGTCATTGATGACCACGTTACTGAAAAATTTTGGTGGTGCACGTACATACATCTGACCTTCTGCTGGTACACAAGGATTCTTCCGAGCCATATGCTTTTTAAATATTGAAGTCCCGAATGGTTTGAGTCTAAAGTCCACGTGGCACACTGGACACACGAGGTCCTCCTGGGTCTTGGGTCGACCCATCTACCATGGACTGAGAAAAAAGTTTTTGGTATTTTCGTCAAGAGGTAATCCTGTAATTCAAGAATCTGGAATCAATATGACATATGACATTGACATGCGTCGGTACAAGGTGCAATTTTTTCTGGACCAAAAGTAGAAAATGAACATCTGTCCCACGACGTTCGGTCCGTACTTTTGGTCGGTGATTCACATGGCATGTCTCAGCGCAGGCAAAGACGTGTCAGATGAAAAGGCGGGTGCTCTGACCCAATTTTTTGATTCCATGCCGGGTGTTTTGCCGTGTAAGCAGTGTGGCAAACACCTTCGTGAAAATTTGTCGATTCTTCCGTTCGATCGGAACGATCCGTTCCGGTGGTCGGTCGATCTCCACAATTTGGTCAATTCTCAGCTCAACAAGCCTGAGATTGAGTACGACCAGGCGCTTCGGTACTGGTCCACCAAGTGTTCAGGTGGTCCCTCGAAGCAGAATTGGTTGGTTGTGTTTCTGATTTGCGTCATCGTGTTCCTCGTCCTGTTCACCTTCTCGAAGCGTTGTTAGCTTTGGAAACATTGGCTTCAAAGCGTTCAAGTGCTCTCGTGTAAGCCGGTGTTCCCGGAGTCTGTCTTTCCAGGGCATTATAGGATCGACGTGCCGTATTGACCGCCTCCGTCAGTCTTCTCAGCTTCGCACTGTTAAAAAGTTGTTTATGTTTTTGTATAATGCTTCGTTCATTGTTACTTCTATGCGTATGATTCACGAGCTTAGTCAAAAGCTCTTGATTTATTTTAAAATAAGGTTGGAATGTATTCTTAGTTACGGCAAATGCCGCTCTGCTAGGCATTTGAGAACCTGTGTTATTTAATATATTTTTCCATGCTCGATATTTCTGCAGTTCAAGTCTATGTGAATGTATAACACTATGTGGTTTTCTCTTGAAATTTGGATTATTAAGTTCTGCAGTACGTGCTTCTATAGTTTTATTAAGTAATAGACGAGCTATTCCTGCATTTTTTCCGGCTATATTGATAATTTTACGTTTCATGGCATTTTTCTGCGCGTTGGTTAACTGCCGTCTGGCACCTGTTCTGTTTGTAACACGTTTTAAATTATTGTTTCCGTAAAAGAGATTCGGTGTTGTCATGAAAGCGGTGTTTATGCGACTGTTGAAATATTTACGATTTCTTCCAGCTGCATTGAAAAAAATGTACACGTGATGTTTCCTTGGATCTTCTCCTCTGCTCGACCTTCGCGGTCCTCTTATATTAAAGTTCACGTACTGCATATACCGTATATAAAGAAAAAAGCTGTAGATGTGATCAAGTCAAATGGCGTGCTTTTTGTATCGCCGTCTACACGACAACATGCTGATGATATACGACCCTACCGTGACTATACTCAATAAACTCGACCCAGAATATTATACATTCGACGACGAATACATATCTGAAACTGCCGAGTACGAATGTATCGACCTCGGAGCGTCACGATTTCCGCGTCACGTGGGAGTTTTTGTTCGGGATTACGTCGAGAAAAACATGACGAATGAAATCCTGAAGACTATACACACCAACAATTACGAAGCCGCGGACCATATGATCGTGAAAGCCCTCCGAGCCTATACCCAACTTCCTCTGAAATATCGAATCAAACTTCACATGAAAGAGCTCGACAAGATTCGAGAGGAGTTGCGTTATGAAAGTCACATCCGTCTATCGTAAATTTTGGTTCGGGTCTGGGCGGGTCGCATACCACGCCCTCGGCGCCTTTTTCTTTGACACGAGGACGAATTTGTACACGCGCGCAATGGCCCACTGGGACGCCGTCGCACCCGGGCGACTTCCACCCATCTTCCACGCTTTCAGACCACGATTGTACACCGTATTCAGAGCTGATCTCGGAATGCCAGTTCGTCTCGAGATGAGGTCTTTATTGAATTTGAGTCCCGGGTACACGCGGTGAAATTGCATGGTCCACCGAGACTTGCGTTTCGTCGCACCGACGTCCGATTGACCGAGCATAAGCTTCGAGTACGGGACGCGGCGTCGTCTCAAAAGTTCCTTTTCGCGCTTGCGTCTCATCTGTGGGCTCAGACCCGAAAAGTACCTCGTGGGCCACTTCATTATTGTAGACTCAGAAAAGTCTCATCTGCGGGTTCGTTGTCGCCTGCAAGGCGACAGTTTGTAACAGCTCCGCGGCGGTATTGTCCTTCGGACAATACCTAAAAAAGTCTCATCTGCGGCGGCGGTGGAGGCTTGGGCGCCAACGCCTCGTTAATCTTCTCCTGGAGCGGCTTGAGAACACGGACGTACACGACGTACAAGAACACACCGAAGATGACCAGGAACAGGATGATCCATCGGCCCCAGACGCGTTTCTCCTGTGGTGGTTTCGGCGGCGGCGGAGCATTCTTCAGAGCGTCGACGATACGATCGAGTTCGACGTCGCGGAGCGGCGGCGGAGGCGGATCCGGCTTCACGAACACGCACTTGAAGCGGAGTGTAAATGCGTTATTCTCGAACCCGTTGAAATCGAGCAGTCGACCGCTCTTGTCGATCCAGCGAACCGTCAGACGATCGAGCTTTACAATGGGGTAATCGTACTCGACGTACTGTTTGTAATCGCTCGTCTCCTTGTAATTCTTGATCGAACCACCTGGAACATCCATGGGAATCATACCGAACGAGCTTCGTATGGATGATCCTTCCGTCGTGCCGTTGACCAATTTCTTGGCGTCGAGGACGCTCGTCGTACGAAACTCCTGAATGTCCAGGAAGACGTATTCGTTCACGGCGAGATCTATGATGTGCGACGACTTGGCGATTTCGAGCGTCCCGTACGTCGGATCGTTCACGTACACGTTGCTCGTTGACGCCGGGTACGAATCGACCGTCGTCAATCCAAGCATCTTCTTCGCCTCGGTTGTCAACGCATGGACCGTGAACGGATCCGCACTGGAAAACAAGTACTTGCCTTCGTCACACAGAAATTCCATGGTGATTGCGTTGCCCGAGGCGTTCATGATGGCGTTGGCGAGTCCGTTGGCGGAGTAGTACCCAGGGGATATCGAAACGTGTGTTCCGCTGATGCTCACGAAGTTGTTACCGCTCGTCACGTTGTACATCGTGTTCGGCACCTTGGCGGCGACGAGATCGATCCGAACGATGTTTTTGATCGGATTCGTCAAGTGAAGTATGTACTCGCTCCCTGATGGGTAAATTGTCACGTCTCGATTCGTCGAATCGGCGTACGCGTACTTGATCACCTGGGAATCATCCATCTATTAAAATACCCACATTAAATAATGGTCTACCTGTTCAACAATCAGGTGGCCCTCGCACCGACGCCGCAACTCGATGCGTTTGGACGTCTGCGTGTCAGTCAGCCCACGACTCTTTTCGATTCTCAACAACGGTACGCCCTCGATCGATCGTTCGCATCCAACACGGTATCCGGTGGGACGGTGACGTTCATTCCGACCCAGAGTTCGGCAAACCTCACCGTGGTGAACACGAGCGGATCGTACGCTGCTCGCGAATCTCGTTACATTTTCAAGTATCAGCCTGGTAAATCTCAACTGGCGCTCATGACGTTCGTCATGGCACCTGCATCATCTGGAAACCTTCGTCAGCAGGTTGGGTACTACGGAGCAGACAACGGATACTTTCTTCAACTGTCTGATCAGGTGTACATTTGCGAACGTTCTAACGTCACGGGCACGGTGACACATTCCAATGTGGCACAGTCCTCGTGGAACGGCGACAAGTTGAACGGGTCCGGGGCGAGTACGATCAACCTCGACATGAGCAAGGCGCAGATTTTCTTCATTGACATCGAATGGCTCGGCGTCGGATCGGTCCGAACCGGATTCGTCATCAACGGTCAATACATCGTCGCACATACGTTCCATCACGCAAACGTCGTACAGAACGCATACATCACGACGGCGTCTCTTCCTCTGCGTTATGAGATTCAGTCCTTAACGGCATCCGGTCCGGCGACATCGAACCTGACCCAGATTTGTTCCACCGTCATTTCAGAGGCGGGATACACGGAACCTCTGACCCTGTTTTCAAACCTGACGACGTTCACGTCGTTGACCGTCGGAGCGTCATGGGTTCCTTTGGTGTCCATACGCCTCGACCCGGCGCGACTTGACTCCATCGTGCTCATGAAACAGGTTGAAGTCGTTCTGACGACGGCTGATACGCTTCAGTGGGCTCTGTGGAGTAACGTGACGACGAGTGCCCTGACGGGTTCGAGCTTCACGACACCACCAAACAACGGATCGGTCGTCATCGACAAATCGTCCACGGCACTGAACATCACCAACTGCTGGCAGGTGGCTTCCGGTCTCGCGACGAACAGTACGGGTGGTGCTTCGTCTTCGACGACACTGGACCTCGTCAATTATTTCTCTCAGCTCGGACGTGATTCGTTTTCGAGGACGCCTGAAATTTTCACGCTCGCCGTGATTCGCGGAACCGGATCGTCGGCTGCTTCCGGTTACGCGCTTCTGAGTTGGCAAGAGACGCTCTGAGTTTAACTGATTCAGTTGTCCAACGGGCTTCGCGACAGACAACTGGCTTCGCGACAGACAACTGGCTTCGCCAGTTGGATTAAAAGATCCTCCATTGTGATCCGGTCCACATGACGTTCACGGCGCCGTAATTCAATGCGATGACGAACGACGTCTGACCGTCGATGAGATCCGAACCAGAACGCGTCACCGTGACTTTGTAGAGTCCGTTGGTCAAAATGAGACCGGATTCATCCTTGATGACATAATTCTTGCCCTGGATGACACTGCTTCCGAGCGGAAGAGTGATCGTGACGTTCGTACCATTCACGCCGATGTAATAATCGGTCGCCAGCGCCGTATAATTGCTGCTGATTCCAGTCTGAATCGGATTGACAGTGTACCACGGCGGTGGCGTCCCTGCTGAGCGCGTGAAGCTCATACTGATTGATACGACGATAAAAAAAAGATGCAAGTCATAACTATGAAGATCATCTTCTGTATGCCCGGGAAGTCTTATTCCAGGGAATTTCTCCTCTCGTGGTCTGAATTGCTGCTCCAGGCGGTCCAGAAGGGTCACCAGGTGATGATGTCACAGCAGTACTCGTCCGTCGTACACTTTGCACGATCCAAGTGTCTCGGTGGCGACATTCTCAAAGGTGCCGATCAAAAGCCGTTCCAGGGCCAAGTGGAGTACGACGCCATCATGTGGGTCGACTCGGACATTGTCTTCAAACCGTCCGACTTTTTCGCTCTGCTCGAGAGTCCACACAACGTCACCGGTGGCCTGTACATGATGGAGGACATGCAACACTTTGCGACGGTCAAGGAGTGGAACGATGAGTACTTCAAGCAGACTGGGACGTTTAAATTTCTGCGACCGGACGACGTCATCGGCGTTCCGCAGTACATGAAGGTGGCGTACACGGGGATGGGCTGGATGCTCATCCGCAAGGGGGTCATCGAGAAACTCAAGTACCCGTGGTTCCGAAGCGACGTACAGAGTATCGGTGACGTGACCGAAATTCTGTCCGAGGATGTTTCATTCTGTCGTGCATTGGCTGACGCTGGTCACGACATTTACGTCGACACGAAGATTCGCGTCGGACACCAGAAGCTGGTGACACTATGAAGGGGGTGTCGGCCATGCGACGTTCGTCGGATCCGTGACTGTCGAAGGGAGATCACGGAGTAACTGGCGGTACGTGACCCATTCAGATCTCTTTTCATCAGACATTGGTCTGTCCGAAACTGTCACCGTCCAGTCACTTGCAGCTAATTTTTTGTCACGTTGTTCACGAAGCCAAGCCCATTGTTCCACGATAGCCTGATCTATACCTGCCTGGTCTAAAATGATGTCCAAGTTTTCATCCACCTTTATGAAATGTTGATTCTTCAAATCGTCCGGGACGATTTTGTGCAAAAGTTTTGTCTGATCGAAAGAAAGACCTGGTTTTGTCAAGTCGGCTTCGTCTCCGTAATAACTTCCTATGATCGACTTTCTTTCTGTGTCAATCACGACCCAAAAGTCCATTCTGATATTTAGTAAGAAATTATATTACAATAGGCTCTCCAGTACCCATTATTTGAAAGTGCAGTGTTACATTTCCATTGAATCGCACAATATGATGCACCGGCTGATTGAGCCCGAATTGAAATTTGGTAATCACCTGAAGAGTTCGTTGCATGATATGACATTGGAACAGCTGCACCAGCAAGCTGAGATGTACTATTGTCATTACAATAAATATTATACCATAAGAAACTGAATGAAAGAGACCATGGATTTGCACCTGGATTCGATTGCCAATACATCGTTACAAGATATGTTGCGTCCGCTTGTGTAAGAGCCCCTGTCGGTACGAGAGTGTACCATGTTCCGGCAGCATACGTAGTCGTGCTACCTATTATTGTATAAGCAGCTGCGGCACGATCTAGCTGCATATTTCCGTAAACGTGAAGTTTTTGATTCGGACTCGTTGTTCCGATACCGACGTTACCACCGTTAGGATTAAGTGCCAAAATGTTACCAATTCCTATATTATTCGTGTAAGCCGACTGAATCCAGCCTACAGTTGCATTAGTTCCTATATTTACAGCCCTGTTGCCTGACCCTGCTGTAACTATTAAACCATATGCAGCATTTCCACTACCGGGACCTCCTTCAGGTGCAATAACATGTAGAGGGGTTTGCGGACTCGTCGTTCCAATACCTACATAACCTGATGATGTGATACGCATACGTTCTGTTAAAGCTCCTCCGTTACTCCCGTCAACTTTTGTTGAAAAGTAAAGATGAGTTCCGTAGTTGGTAGAATCTTTAGCGTATATACCTGCACCGTAAGGTATTTGTGCGTCGTAATTTCTAAATTCTATACCAGGATCATACGAAGCCCCTTGATTACTCGAGTCTATAAGAACTCGAGACGCAGAACTACGCACGTGTAAAAGAGATAAAACATTCGAAGTTCCAATACCCACTAGACCAGCGTTTGTAACCGTAATTGCACCTTGATTCGGAGGGGAACCACCATTTCCACCGATTCCCATATATGATGCACCTGACGGTGGATTGTATGCTGTTATATAGAAATAAGAGCCTGTTCCTTTTACTAAACCAATAGATGTATTTGATGTCACCGATGTATTTGATAAAAATAATTCGCACGTGGGGCTCGAAAAACCGATACCGATACGTTTATTTGCGTTGTCCCATATGAGATCCGAAGTCGACGTCGCCGCCGCGACTCCTGAACTCGAAAGGTAGACGACGCTTCCAGTACTTCCACTCGGGGCTGGCCCCGTGGAACCCTGTGGGCCCGTCGCGCCGATCGTTCCTTGCGGCCCCGTGGAACCCTGTGGGCCCGTCGCGCCGATCGTTCCTTGTGGCCCCGTGGAACCCTGTGGGCCCGTCGCGCCGATCGTTCCTTGTGGCCCCGTGGAACCC